GGGTTCGGCTGTTTCGCCGCCGTCCCGCGACCCGTGACGATGGCGTGCTGGGTCCACCACAAGGCGTCAATCGCCGCACGGTCGGTCACCGGGAACACCGTGACGCCCCAGTTGAGGGGGTCGGCTTTCGGCCCCAGCCCGAAGGCGCGAAGCAGTTGCCGCCCGATGGACGCCAGCCAGTTCCGCATTACGCTTCCAGCGCCTCAAGGCGGGCTTCCAGCGCCTCGATACGGGCCATCGCTTCCTGTAGCGCGACTGCCGCCTTCATCAGCAGGATGGACGACTTGACGGTCTTGGTGGTGCCGACCTGCACCCGCTCGGTCGTGACGTTGCCGTCCTCGTCCGTGACTTCCTGTTCCTCGAAGTCGGGATGCTCGTCCACCAGCCCCGGCGAGGTCTGCTCAATCTCTTGTGCCACCACGCCAAGCATAAACGGCGCGTTCTCGTCTGCCGCCACATCGGTCTTCATCCGATACTTGCGGAATCGGACGGCCTTCAGGTCATTCCATTGCGACCCCGCGTCCACGATGTCCTGCTTGAGCCGCTCGTCCGAGATGGTGCCGTAGACGCCATCGTGGTTGGCAAGGTCGCCATCCGAGTAGATGATGCAACGGTCGGTTTGACCGCTGGCGTTATCTCGGCAGGACAGGAAATAGTTTGTGTTGTTGTCTGGGGCCGCGCCAGAAAAACCGATAATCATTCCATATGGGCTGGCCGCGTTATGAGTGACTCGTGCAACAACAGTATCTGTTGTGGTTGACCGTAGTTCGTGAACGGACGACCCTGAATCAACATACGTCCCATCATTCGACGCCTTGAAGTAGCCCCCCGACGTGATGCGGGCGCGTTCGGTGTTGTTGGTATAGAAAATCATCGGCGTATTCGCCTTGTTATTTATCAAGGCATTGGCGCCACTATCCGATGCAAGCTGGAATCGGTCGGCGTCTGTGTTATTCCCGAGACTGACAACGGCACCGTTCGCGCCGCGCATCACTAGCTCTTGTCGAGTAGAAGCGATGTTTGCCGTCGCCCCAAGCAACAAGTTCCCACTCGCATCCAGCGTCATCGCCTGCGTGAACGTGATGGCGGTGCCAGCGGTGCCAGAGGCGGCGCTGTACCAGACGTGTGCGCCTGAGCTTTGAGCATAAACACCAGCCGCGCCAGTTGATATATATTTGTCGCCCGTCGATGTAGAGACAAAGTTTGAGCTAACGTACACCGTGGTTGCCGCATTGCTCGATAGTGAACCATTGCCAACTTGCAATGCCTTGAAACCCCCGGCAGTATTCCACGCACTCGGCGTCACCCCGAGGCCGAGGTTGCCGCTGGCGTCGAGGCGCATCCGCTCGGTGGTGCCACCAGAATAGAACAGCATCGGGCTGGTCGTGCTTCTGGCGACAAGTGACAGCGAACTACCCGCCACGTTGCCAGAGGAGATTTCGATATTGCCTGTTGCGGCGCTCTCGTTACCCGCCATAAGCACATAGGCACCGCGAGTGCTATTCCCATCCCCACCACCACCAATCGTCACCGTGGCAGAGTCAGCCCCGTCCGACGTATTCGCGCCGATGAATGCCGCCGATGAACTGGACAGCAGATTCGCGCCAAACGTCGTCGTGCCGCTCACCGTCAACGAGGACAGGGTGCCGACCGAGGTAGCGGCGGCGGCGACGGATGCGCCGTCAATGCGGTAGTTCGCGCCGGATCGCGCTACGACAAACTCATCTGCCGCTTGCGCGTTGCCACCATCGGAGAGTTGACTGATCTTCAGGTCTGCCATTGACAGTCTCGGTTAGACGGGTTCGTCGCTATAGGCCAGCACACAGCGGCAGTTAATCACTTCGGCGGCACTCCCTGACGGGTCGAGCGGGAACATGAGGCCGTTCTGGAAGGGCTGGTCAATCGCAATCCGGCCCTGCGCCATACACGCGGTGTGGGTCTCGCGGGTCTCGGCATCCGAGAACGCCAGCCACTCCTTGCTCTGGTACAGGTCGCCCATCTCCTTCGCTTGGTCCCACGACCCCTGCGACAGCGCCCCCGCCGACTCCGTGCGGGCGATCGCCGTGGAGCGCGAGGTCACCTTCTCCTCACCGTAGACCGCTCGGCTGACCAGTCGGGCCGTCTCCGTTACCGTCAGCCCCCCACGCTCGGACGCCTCAATGACTGCCAAGACTTCCTTCGCGGTCGTGTCGCCAATCAGTTGCGAGAGCCGCTGGGTCCGCTTGCGGATTGCCTCACGGACGCTCTGCACCGACCGCCCAGTCAGCCCGGCCTCGACCGTATCGGCGGCGATCGCGGCCCCAACCCCTGCCACCTCGGTCGCGCCGAAGGCATAGCTCTTGGAGACGAGGGGCGTGAAGGACTCGCGCCAGTTCTCCTCGAGCGCCCCGCCCGGCGTATAGGCCGCACGGACTCGCGCACGGGCCTCTGCGAAGCTCGGGGCCGTCGAGATCGACTTGGTGACTTTCGGACGCTCGGCGCGGAATAGGGCTTCGGCAGTCGCCTTGTAGGTCTGCTCGGTGCGGTCAAGTTCCGCGTTGGCGCGTTCCCAGATCCCGCGCTTCCGCATCATCGCATCGTCAGGCTCGCTCCGATCCTTGAGCGCGTCCTTCGCCTCGCGGATGACCTTTCTCATATGGTCTAGCCCTCGGTCACCGACCGCAAGCCACTTGATTTGCGCCACGACCCCGGCAAGCTGGAAGTCGCCACGATGCCGGGCGACCCACGCTTCGCGCAACCGGATAGCGTTCTCCTCGGCCTCCCCATCAGGGACGCCGCCGCGCTTGGCAATTGGGGCCAGCTTGCGGAACTGCTCGTTGCCCTTGACGTTGCCTCCCTTCGACCAGATCTCGGGGAAGTTCTCTTGCAAGTCCTCCGCCTCACCGACGGGGAACAGGGCGTACTGCGAGTTGCGGAGCGTGACCTTCTTGTCGTTGCCGTCCTCGGGGAAGTTCGTGACCTCCTCGGCGCGGGACTCGTCAGCCTCCTCCTCCTCCAACTCCTCCGACTCGCCTTCCTCCTCCTCGTCCTCCTCGACCTCGACTTCTGTGGTCGGCTTGGACGGCGCCTCTTGGTTCATCGGCTCGTTGTCCGTGGCGGGCGGCTGGTCGAGGATGGTCGAGGGGTCGATGACCGCGACCGCGGCAGGGATGAGGTCGCGCCCCATCACCTTGAGCAAGCTGTCCGTTGGCTCGGGGAGCGGCGAGAGCTTGATGGCCCGGCGGCTCTCCTCCCACGTGCGAAGCCCGGCGTCGAACTCGGCCCGCACACGGGTCGAGGTCTCGGTGTCGTTCTCAACGAGATCCCGCAGGATGTCGTGGTCGTAGGTGACCCAGACATCGCCAAACTCGGGCGCGAGCCAATGGTTAAGTTCGTCCTCAAAGGCCGAGAACAACGGCTCGATGGTATGCTGGACGAGACGCGCACGGGCTTCGGCGTACTGGATACCAGACAGCCCACCGTCGTTCGACGCCGAGCCAATGCCAATCATCCGAGGGTCCACGCCGAACGCCGCGCAGATGTCCTCACGCGAGACCCGGCGAAGGTCAGGGAACTCGAGGTCCGAAAGTGTAAAGCCGAGCGGCTTGATGTCCTTGACCGCGCCGAAGAAGGCAGGGACGCCGCGCTTGCCGCGGTCCACCACGCGGGCCGTGTAGCGGTCCTGCATCGCTACCGCGTCCTCGGTCGTGGCCTCGTCCGACATGATGACCGCGAAGGTCGGCGTGCCGTCGTTGGTCACCACCTGCCGCACATACGAGGTCGCCTCGTTGTCCGCCAAGATGGAGCCGATCGCGGTCGCGCCACGCGGATACCCGAACACGTCGGCCTCAAACGGACGCCCCATCTCCAAGTCGCGGAAGTGGAGCATATCCTCGGTCAGCACATTGACGATGATGCCAGCCCAGTTCGCGTAGTCGTACCGGCGCGGGTCGCCTTCGGTGTCGATCCAGACTTGTTGCATCGACTCGGCATTGACCGGACGAAGCGAGACCGGCGGGCGGTTCTCGCTCGGGCGCTCCATCACGAAGAACGCGTTGCCGTAGCCGAGATAATCGACCGCGAACTTGGCGCGGAACTGGCGGGCCGTAAAGCGTGGGCCGGGGTAATCAAGGAGCTTCTGGAGCGGGTTGTCCTCGGGAACGCGGGACTCGTAGTTGCCCTTCTCCTTCAGCACCACCAGCGGCACGGAGGCCACGATGTCAGCCACCACGCGGATGCACGCATGAACAACGGGGTGCGCGTTGAAGCCCTGCACGCGGATCGTGCGCCCGTCGCGGCGGTACTCGCTCGGGTCCGCCGTGCGGACCAACTGCATCTGCTGTATGCCGTTGGGGAAGTTGGGATACGTCACCGGCATAATGGAACGGGTGGACTCACCGCTCCCTGACAAGGCGCGTAGCGCATCGCTCACGCGCAACAGTAAGGACTTGCGATCGGACAAATGATGGCCCCGCGTTAGGAGTCTGCCACGCACAACACTAACGC